GCCTCACCAAAGCGGCGCAGCACCTCATCGTAGGTGGCCAAAGCGACTTCGTTCTGGTTCAGTTGGCCTTGAGCACTGCCCTTGTTGACTAAGGCCATCGCGACCTGCTTGCGCAACGCGGGTTCGGCAGCCTCACCAAAGCGGCGCAGCACCTCATCGTAGATGACTATTTCAGCTTCGGTTTGGTTTAGTTGGCCTTGGGTAATGCCCTTGTTAACCAATGCCATCGCGACTTGCTCGCGCAGCGCAGGCTCGGCAAACTCACTAAAACGGCGCAGCACCTCATCGTAGGTGGCAATAGCGGCTTCGCTTTGGTTCAGTTGTCCTTGCGTGATACCGCGATTGATTAGCACCTTCGCAACACTGGAGGCACCGGCATTAGTAACACTTGCAGCTTTGAGCCAAAAATAGGCAGCGTCTTCCAAGGCTCCGGCGGTGTACGCGGCGTGGGCGCGAGTGTTCCAGTCGTCGAAAGAATAGCTGTCTTCGCTGGAGGCTTTCAGCTCACGGTTGCGTTGAGCAAGCACTTTTGTTGACTCGGCCAGTGCAGATGTGGTTTGGGCCCCGGTTTTGCCAAATGACTCTTGTACAGTGTTGATAGCTTTTTCGAGAACAGCAGCGCGCGCTTGAACCCCTTGCGCATGCTCATCCATTTCCACATGCAACCGAGCAGCTTTCTGCTCAATTGCTTCAATTTTTTCTCGCAACTGACTCGCCTGTTGGTCAAACCACTCTTGGGCGCTAGCTCTCGCCGCATCAGAGGCCGCCTCCTTGGCTTCCGACTTGGCATTGCGGTACCCGAGAAATCCACCCAAAACTAACAATACCGTGATGCCGACGCTCAGCAGGGTGATTAAGAGACCAAAGCGGTCAGTGCTTTGACCCAACTGCGCCAACTGGTCATCTACTCGTTTGTCAACGGCAGTGATCTGCTGGCGGACGGCCTCAATATCTTTGATTTGAAGCTCCTTTTGTGATTCCAACTTGCTTTGCTGTAATTCCTTAAAGGCACTCAGTTCGTCTCGCGAGGCAAATGTCGAGGTCTCAGTCGCTTGCGTCACAACTGTGCCCCATAGCAATAGGCAAATAGCCAGCAGCCGGATGATTGGAATCGCTCTGTTGGTTGCTTTCATAGGTTGCCGTTGTTTGAAAATTATTTGTCGCGAACGCTAACAAAGGCCATGGATTTGCCGAACTGTAGCAGAATTACCTACACGTTTTCCACCTTGGGGCCAATGTTCAAAAAAAGGGGCGCGGCAGTAGGCGCATTGAGTCCCCTTAGCCTGTGCAGCAGCAGTACTGCACCAGGTGGTTTGAATATAAATCATTTCCGCTTGAAATATTCAAGCTTTTCTTCTATCTCTCTAATTAAACGTACTAAAACACTTTCAAAACTTGACTCGGAGTCGATCAGTATTGATTTTTTTGTTTTTGCAAGAAAAACACCATCAACAAAGAAGAATAATGTCTCGTTATCATTGCTGATGAAGCCATTTTTATTGTCGATAGCAATAATTGGGCCTATCTCCCAGCGCTGCTCCAAAGGGCATAATTCAAAATTTCCCTTACTTGATTTGATTTTTAAATTTTCACTGAGGGTGTCGAAGTCTATTTCCAAAATATCTCGCAAAAATCCATCCTTCAAAAAAATTGACTTATAGTTATCAATTTCAAAAAAGGAATAAATTCTCTGTTCTTGAGGATTTGTAAATTCCTCTATCCTACGCATAACTCTAGGAATGGAGTTGTGCTTGAGGTAGTTATTTATATCGATATAAATATTATATTTTACGCCAGTGTTTGATGATGGATTGCAGTATAGAAATTTCATGCAATGATGATATTCGGATATCTTGTCATCAAAACTAAAGCGGTTATTAACTTGGTCGAATTTGAGGTCAATTCTTTTGTTTTTCAAAACTCCGTATGCGTTGAGAGTTGTTGAGATGGCATCCGCCACATAGCCAATCCAATAGTCATGCAGATTAACATGGCTGATATCCAGTCCGCATGAAGCAGACAGTCGTTCTTCAAATTTTTGTCTGAATAGATCTAATGAGAGAATCTCCTTTTCTTTTTTCTCTAGGGTGCTATTTTCTATCAAATATTTCTTTCCTATGAGGCGATACTGAATTTTTGTTATTTTTTCAACATCAATCCCAATATTTATCATGCAATGAATGCAGTAGTAGTCTATCAGTGTCGCCATTGAGTTCAAGATGGCATCATTTATAGCTTGATCCAGGATTTCTGCTTCCTTGTTGGGGTTGGAGTTTCTGAGCTTTGAAAACCTATCTACGCATGCCTTATGAGTTGATTTTCTTTTATTGACAAGTGCATAGACGCTTTTTATCTTTTGCAAGATATCCGCCTCTACATTTTTTGCTAGAAACTCTCTTTCCATTGCTAGCTCCTTATTTTATCTGTCGGAATTGAATGCTTGTTGAGGCCGTTAATTTGAAAGAAAACGGAAATCATTTGGTCTGGGATTGATTTCTATTCTCGTTTCCTGTGCTGTTGATTATTTTATACTGAATGCATGCCGGTGGTTTTATTTAAGGGTGCGAAGTCTTGTTTGTGTCTTTCCTGATTTTCGTCGATGTGCCTTCGTGCTTCTCCGCTTCTGCGGATGCGTGGGCATGCGCAGAAGCGCTTTCGAGGCAAAGCGGTAAAGCCTCCCTGATGTTTCGTTCATTCGTGGGAGTGCAACCACGACACCGCCCATTACCACCGACGAGCGCATGCGCCTGCTGTCCAACGGCCTGGGCCACGCCAGCAGCCCGTGATGCGGAATCGCTATTTCCAGCCGGTGCGACGGCTGTCGGAATACCTGCGACTGGCCGAAGACCACGGTTCGATCACTGATTGAGCGCCAATGCCAAGCGGTGCGCACTGTGTCTATTTCGGTCTGGTCTGTGACCCGTTCGGTCTGAATCGGCAGTGTTGCATCGAAGCGGTGCGTGCCAGATCGAAACAGTCATGATGCCTGGAGGGGGCTGCGGCAAGGTGACCGACGCGGCGTGCCATTGGAGTGCGTTGCCGCCGTTGCACTCGGACGATTTCAGCAACACATCGGAGTTCATCGGTCTTGACACTGCCAGTCTACGCTTTACCCATGACGTTTTGACGATGGCCCCTCGTAGCACGACGTTTCGCCGTGGCGACGCACCCCAGCACAGGGAGGTTGCCGCATGGCTGATCGCAGTGCCGAGCCGTGGTATGCCACCGCGGCCTATCTCTACGTTCTGCATATGGATGGTCCGACGCTGGCCTGGGAGTACCGTTTTCAACGTGACATTCAGTGACCAGTGCGGGCGACAGCTGACACCGAGGCAGATGACACGAACGGCTCAGATCAGCCAGTAGTAGTCCCAGGGTTAAATGGCGATACCGAACGTTTACTTCCGTATTTTGGTTGACGAGCGGGATTGAGCTCTCTGCAGCTATCTCGCATATCCAGTGCCTCATGCGTGCCAAATCTCCCTGATGGCGTACGCAAAAAGTTGTCTCAACTTTTATAGATTTGGAACAACTCGGACAGCACGATCAGTGCATGTCCGAGACCCCAACCCCTGAGATCCAGACCCGCCGCGAGGCCCTGCCACTCGCTGGCCGCCAGATGGAACTGCGCGACTTTCAGCGCTCCCAGGCGGACAGCTCCGCCCCTGAATCCTCCCCCCTCGCCACCGCGCAAATCGTCTTCACCACCGGTGCGGGCGTGAAGTGCTTTGACTGGTACCGCGACCGGGCCTATGTCGAAGAACTGGTGGTGGAAGAGGGTGCCATTCGCCTGGATCGCCTGCGCCGGGGGGCGCCGCTCCTGAACACCCACAGCCAGTGGAGCCTGGAGGCCCAGCTCGGCGTGGTTGAGAACCCCCTTATTCAAAACGGCCAGGGCACCTGCAGCGCCACCTTCTCGCGCCGTGAGTCGGTGGCTGGCTACGTGCAAGACGTGGCCGACGGAATCATCCGCAACGTCTCGGTGGGCTATGTGCGCCACCGCATCGAGATGGTGGCCCCAGCCAACGAGGGCGAGCTGTGGCGTTACCGCGTGGTCGATTGGGAGCCGTATGAGGTCTCCCTCGTCCCCATCCCCGCCGACATGGACAGCCAGATCCGCTCGGGCGCGGGCACAGCTTCTGCCCCTGGCGCCGATGGTGCCGCCCCCGCAGACCAAGCTTTCCAGCTTCGCACCTTCCCCTGCGAGTTCATCGAGACCCGCGCCCATTCCCTGCCCACGGTGGGCCTCTCCGCCGAAACCCAAACCCGAAAGGATTCCTCCATGCCTCAGAGTACTGAAGCCGGCGGCAGCACCGCCACGGCCCCCACTTCTTCGTCTTCGTCTTCTTCGTCCGCAGCCCCTGAAGGCGGAACCGTTGCCCAACGCAGCCAGGCCGATGCCTCTGCCCAAGCCGTGAGCCAGGCCGCGATTGCTGCCGCTTCAGCCGCCGCCGACATCACCGATCTCTGTGCCCGCCATGGTGTGGCCCACCTGGCCGCTGGCCTGATTCGCTCGGGCAACTCGGTCGAGCAGGCCCGCAGCTCGGTGCTCGATGAGCTGGCCCGCCGTGATGCCGCCAGCGGTGGCCACCGAAATGTCCAGGGCGGGCAGGGGGGCCAGATCCTGACCCTGCGCGACGAGATGCAAACCCGCATGGCGGGCATCGAGCAAGCCATCTTGCACCGCGTGGCCGCCCAGACCCAGCTTGACGACAACGGCCGCCAGTACCGGGGCATGAGCCTCTTGGAGCTGGGCCGCGACTTCCTGGAAGGCCACGGCGTCGGCACCCGCGGCATGGACCGCCTGACGCTCGCCACCCGCATGCTGCACTTCCGAGCCGGTGGCATGAACACCACCAGCGACTTTCCCTCGCTGTTTGCCAACGTGGCCAACAAGCGCCTGCGCAGCGCCTATGACGAAAACCCCGGCACCTACGCCCTGTGGGCCCGCCGCGCCCCCAACGCCCCGGACTTCAAGAACATCACGATCACGGCCCTGTCGGCGGCCCCCGACCTGCTGCGCACCAACGAGCACGGCGAGTTCAAGTACGGCTCGATGAAGGATGGCGCCGAGTCCTACCAGGTGCTGACCTATGGCCGCATCGTGTCCCTGTCGCGCCAGGCCATCATCAACGACGACCTGCGGGCCTTCGACCGCCTGGTGAGCGCCTTTGGCTTTGCCGCCCGCCGCCTCGAGAACCGCCTCGTCTACGCCCAGCTCACGGCCAATGCGGCGCTGTCGGACGGCACCACGCTCTTCCACGCAGACCACGGCAACCTGGGCACCGGTGCGGGTTCCGCCCTGCAGTTCACGGCCCTGTCGGCCGGACGCACCGCCATGCGCCTGCAAAAGGGCCTGGCCGGTGAAGAGCTGGGCATTGCCCCGTCTTACCTCATCGTGCCCGCCAGCCTGGAGCAGACCGCCTACCAGCTCACCAGCAGCAACTACGTGCCGGCCCGCCAGGCCGATGTGAACGAGTTCCGCAGCGGTGGCCGCACCTCGCTGGAGCCCATCGTGGAGCCCTTGCTGGACGGCAACAGCACCACCGCCTGGTACCTGGCTGCCAGCAATGCGCAGGTCGACACGGTCGAGTACTGCTACCTGGACGGCGCCGAAGGCCCGGTGATCGAGACCGAGGTGGGCTTTGAGAGCGACGGCGTCTCCTACAAGTGCCGCGAAGACTTCGCCGCCAAGGCCATTGAGCACCGCGGCCTTTACAAGGCTGCCGGCGGTTAAAGCCTCACACAGCCCGAGTCAAGCACCGCAGAGCACCACCCCAACCAACCCTCCATCCCCTCAGGAGCCCCTCCAATGAAAAACTTCATCCAGTCCGGCGACACCGTGCCCCTGCCGGCCCCCTATGCCGTCAATGGCGGCGACGGCCTGCAGGTCGGCGCACTGTTTGGCGTGGCCACCAGCGCGGCCGCAGCCGGCGCCTCGGTCGAGACCAACCTGATCGGTGTCTACGACCTCAACGCCCTGAGCGCCGATGTGGGCGCGGCCGGCACCAAGGCGTACTGGGACAACGCCAACCGGCGCGTGACGGTGACGGCCGCGGGCAACGCCCTGATCGGTGCGCTGCTGTCGCCCAAGGCCGCCAACGAGACCACGGCCCGCGTGCGCCTGAGCGGCGTCGCTGTCTGACGCGGCTCTGACCCAAACCAGATCTGACCAGGTGACCTGCGCCATGCCCAAGCCCTTCGCCCTCCTGGAGGCCCGCACTGCAGCCGCCGCTTTCCGCCGGCTGTCGAACTGTGCCGCCTCCATCGAAACCGATGGCGGGGACGTAAGGGTGGACGCCATCTTTGCCAACGGCTACGCCGCGGGCCAGGTTGGCGCCCTGGGCATGGCCTCGTCACAACCGGCACTCGCGCTGCCCACGGTCCAGGTCCCGCTCAACCCGGTGGGCCTGCGCGTGACGGTGGACGGCCAGGCCTATGTCATTGCCGATGCCCGCAACGACGGCACCGGAGAAACCCACCTGCTGCTGGAGCTGGCATGAATCAGAACCCCACCCCCGCCACCATCTTTCTTCAGGCCGTGCAAGCCATGGTCGCCACCCTGCAGGCCGCCCCTGCGGTGGCCCCCAAGGTGTACCGCACCCGGCTGCGCCTTTTGAGCCAGCAAGACAGCACCGCCGTGGTGGTGCGCCTGGCGGGCTCGGACCCCGACACCTCGGTGGGGCAGGGCGCAGTCATGGTCTGGGGCACGGCCGTCTCGGTCGAGTGCTACGCCCGCGGCAACACCCTGGCCCCGGCCGACGAGGCCGTGGACGACCTGCTGGCCCGGGTCTACACCCGACTGCAGCAGGACCCGAGCCTGGGCGGTGTGACCGGTGGAGTCACCCCCCACAGCCTGAGCGTGGACTACGACGTGGACGGTGACCAGACCGCCTGCGCCACGGTGACCCTCTTGGTGCGCCACGCCAGTGCACCGGCCTCGGTCCAGCCCTTCTGATCCCACTCCACCCCTCACTGCCCCCCACTTCCTCACTCTTTACCTTCAAAGGAAACCTTCATGGGACAAGCCATCTTCTGGAGCAACGTCGGCATCGACGTGCAAACCGGCCTGGGTGCCGCCATCACCCTGGTCAGCATCAGCAAGGCCGCCACCGGCGTGGCCAAGTACTCGGGTGCTGTTGACCCGAACGTGGGCGACATCATCTTGATGGCTGCGCAGGGCATGTACCAGGTCGACAAACGCCTGTTCCGCATTGCCAACGTGAACCCCGCGGCCAAGACCTTCGAGCTGGAGAACGAAGACACCAGCACCTACGACAGCCTGGTGGCCGGCAGCTTCCAGGTCGTCACCTTCGGCGCGAGCTTTGCCACCGTGCAAAGCGTGAACGTCTCGGGCGGTGACCCAGAGTTTGCCGACGTCACCACCATCCACGACAACGTGCGCAAGCGCGTGCCCACCATCGTGAGCCCGCTGTCGTTTGGCATGGACAACATCTTCGATCTGGCCGACCCGGGCTTTGTGGAATGCAACAAGGCCTACAAGGCCAAGAGCATGCGGGCCGTGCGATTGCGCTTTGGCACGGGCGCCAAGATGCTCTTGCTGGGCTACGTGGCCGCCGCGGGCGTCCCCACCGGCCAGGCCCAGGGCGTGGTGCAGACCAAGGTCTCGATCGAGGCCCAGAACATGCCCACGGTGTACCCGAACTGATCTGCACGCACCTCGCACGGGGGTGCCATCCCCGTGCATTCCTCCCTCCCACTGTTCCTAACTCCGCACCATGAACCCGACTGCCATTGCCTCCGCTGCTGCCACTGTTGCAACTGCTGCCGTCCCCTTCACCTTCGACCTGCCCGCCACCTTCTGGATCGACGTCACCCTGACCACGCCGGGCACCCAGCCCGACCAGGTTCTGCCGATTGAATTCAAGTACCGCACCAGAGAGGAGATGGAGGCCCTGCCTGCCGACATCGAGGGCAAGACCGATGCCGAGATCCTGGGCCTCTTGATCAACGACTGGAAGGCCCCGGGCCGGCCCTTCACGCCTGAGAACGTGCAGCTTCTGATCAGCCGCTTCCACCGCGCCCCACGCGAGATCTTCGACGCCTACCGCGACGCTCACTGGAACAGCAAGGCCCGCGCAAAAAACTAAAGGACTGCGCCCGCGTCCTGGTACGCGGAGCGCAGCCCCCCGATGAAGCCGCCGCCAGCCGCCTGGGCTTTGGCAAGCACCTCGCCCTTCTTCAGCAACTCACCGAGCCCCCGTCCCTGAATGTCTTTCCTGACAACCAGATCCCTCTGGCCATCTTCCGGCGCATGCAGTTTGCGTGGCGGGCGCTCATGGGCCCGGACGGGGCGTTGCACTTCCTGGGCATGGACTGGTCCACGCTGCACCGCTACGAGCTCGCCTATGGCCTGGACGACGCCCAGCGCATCGACCTCTTCCAGTGTTTGGAAATGCTCGAAGCGGCCTGGCTGCAAGAAATGCACGCCTTTCAATCTGAGCACCGCAAAGCCCGCGGTTCCTGAGAACGGGGTCAGTGCCACCCGTGCCGCCCGTGTCGAAGGGCTGGCCCCATGACCAACCCGAACACCACCATCATCCTGACGGCGGACGACCAGACCGCGGGCGCCCTGCAGGCCTTCACGGCTAACATGCGGGCCGCGCAAGCCCAGGCCGGGAACCTGGGCCAAGGCCTGGGCCAGGCCACGGCCCCCATGCAGCAGCTCGGGGCATCGGCCGCGCAAACGGCCGCCGCCATGCGCATGGTGCCGGCCCAGGTCACCGACATCGTGGTCAGCCTGCAGGCGGGCCAGAAGCCGCTCACGGTGCTCATGCAGCAGGGTGGTCAGCTCAAGGACATGTTCGGTGGTGTGGGCAACGCCACCAAGGCGCTGGGCACCTACATCGGCGGCCTCCTCACGCCCACCAACCTGGCCATCGCGGCGGTGGCGGGTCTGGGCCTGGCCTACTACCAGGGCAGCCAGGAAGCCTCCGCCTTCCAGAAGGCCATCACCCTCTCGGGCAATGCCGCAGGTGTGACTGCCGGCCAGATGCAGGACATGGCCCGGGGCCTGGCGGTCATGCAGGGCACGCAGTCCGCTGCATCGGCCGCTCTCATCGAGATGGCCAGCACCGGCCGGGTGGCCGGCGAGAGCCTGCAAACCTACACCCGGTCGGCGCTGGACATGGAGCGGGCCGTGGGCATCTCGGTCGCTGAGACCGCCAAGGCCTTTGCGCAGCTCGGCGAAGCCCCGCTGCAGGCCTCGCTCAAGCTGAATGAGTCGACCAATTACCTGACCGTCGCCCTGTACAAGCAGATCAAGGCCTTGGAAGACCAGGGCAGGGCGACCGATGCGGCCAAGGTCGCGCAGGATGCGTTCTCGGCCATGACCGAGCAGCGGGCCCAGACCATTCTGCAAAACCTGGGTTACATCGAGCGCGGCTGGCTGGGCATCAAAGACGCCATCAAGTGGGCCGGCGACGCCATGATGGGTCTGGGCCGCCAGCCATCCAGCTCGGACCAGATCGCCACCTTACAGGCCAATATTGCGGCTCGCCAGGAGCGCAACCGAAGCTTGGGCATTACCGACGGCAAGGAAACCCAGCAACTGCAGGCCCAGCTCGCGGCCCTGCAGGCGACAGTCGCGGGCCAGGAGGCCAATGCGCGGGCCATTGCCGAAGGCAACGAGCGCCTGAAGGCCCGGGCCGCCTTCGACACCGAACAAGCCAAGTTCTTGAGCAATGAGCTCAAGATGCGCCAGGAAATCGCCAAGGTGCAGGCCCAGTTCCAGGCGGCCGATGGCGAGATCAGCGCCAAAGAGCGCGATGCCCTGATCCAGAACATCCGCGACAAGTACAAAGAAAAATCCCCCAGCACCGCGGCCGGCGCCGGGGAGAACGAAGTCGCCCGCATCCGGGCCCTGATCAAGGAAGAAGAAACCCTCACGGCCCGCATCATGGAACGCGGCATTGAAGGCGCCAAGCTCTCCGACAGCGAGAAGCTGGTTGCCCGCATCCAGGAGGACCTCAAGACCAGCATCAGCGGTGTGGCCCGGGCCAACAAAGAGGCGGCCCTGGTCGAGGCCCAGCGCTACGTCCAGGTGCAGGCCAGCCGCACCGAACAAGAAAAACAGGCCCAGGCCGTGGCCGACTCGCAAAAGGCCTATGACGCCCTGGTGGCCGACACGAGGAAGGCTGCCGCCGCCATTGGCCAGCAAGCCAGCGAGCTGGAAGCCGCCAATGCGGTCTGGGGCAAGGGCAAGACCGCGATCGAGGAATTCCGCCTCGAGCAGATGAAGCTGAAGCTCCAGGAAGCCGACAGCAGCGACTCCTTCCGCCCTGACTACGTGGCCGAACTCCGGGCCCAGGTGGCCGAGCAAGAACGCCTGCTGACCGCCAGCCGCGTGAAGGACTACAAAACCCTGGCCCAGGCCCAGGAGGAATACACCCGCAAGGTCGAAGAAGAAGCCCTGCTGTACACCGACGAGGTGGGCCTCTTGGGCCAGACCACCCGCGAACGCGAGAAGATCGTCGCCGTGCGCAAGGTCGAGCTCGAGCTCGCCAAGCAGCTCGCGGCCGTTGATCGCTCGGGTGCCTCGGATGAGGACAAAGCCCGCCTGGTCGACCAGGCCCAGGCTGCGGCCGCCATCGCACGCTCCACGGCTCTCGCTAAGTCCGAGCTCAACACCCTCACCGACATCATCAACTCGGTGGACCACACGGCACAGTCCGTCTGGACCAATGTGTTCCAGGGCGGGCAATCGGCCTTCGAGAAGATCGGCGCCACGATCAAGGCCAGTGTGCTGGACATGCTGTACCAGCTCACCATCCGGCGCTGGGTGGTCAGCATCACGGCCAATGTGCTCGGTGGTCTGGGGGGAGGACTCGGTGGCTTGGTGGGCAGCCTCGGCGGGGGCTCCAGCGGCCTGCTCAACCTGGCGGGCACAGCCTCGAACCTGTACGGCGGGGCAAGCCTGATTGGCAGCGGCGTCGGGGCGCTCTTCGGCACCACGGCCGGCAATGCCGCCATGGGGGTCTCCATGGGCCTGGGTGCCGGGTCGTCTACTGCCGCGGCCGTCGCTGCTGCCCAGGCCGGCGGCATGGGTGCGGGCGCTGCTGGGGCTGCAGGCCTCGGCGCCTCCATCGGCTCCGCCATCCCTTACGTGGGCGCGGCCCTGGCGGCCTACTCGCTGCTCTCCGGTCTGAACGGCGGCGAGACCCGCTCCGGTGGTCAGTACGGCGTGGCCTACGACGGCCAGGTCAAAAACAACCGCCGCGACGAGACCTACACCTACGAGGGTCAGCAGTACAACCGCGACAACAGCCTGCGCTCGGATGGCACGCGCAAGGCGGTCACCAATGGCCAGGCCTACCTGCTCGAGGCCGATGGCATGGGGGACAGGGAAGACGCCACTCGAAAAGCCGTGTCCAGCACGGCCGAGAGCATCAATGCCATGCTCAAGAGCTTGGGCAGCAAGGCCTACCTCACCGACTACCACGCGGGCCTCGAGACCTCGGGCAATGGCCGCGGTGGCGTGTTTGCCGGTGGCAGCCTGAACACGGGGGTGGCCTTCGGTGAATCCGGCAAGGGCAGCAACTACTCGGGCACCCTGTATGAGACCAGCAGCACGCGCAGCCCCGACATGGCCACAGCGGTGGCCAACTTCACGCTGGACCTCAAACAGTCCACCATCCAGGCCCTGCAGGCCGCGCAAGACATCCCCCAGTCGGTGGCGGCCAAACTCAAAGACATCGATGCCGAGAAACTCAGCGACGACGAAGCCACCAAGCTCATCACCGAGATCAACAGCCAAATCGCCTCGGTCGAGGCCCTGCGCACCCTGGCCGGAGCCTTGCCGCTCAAGTCCCTCAAGGACCTCTCGTTTGATGCGGCCGACGGCCTCATCAACCTGGCCGGTGGCATTGACGCCCTGAACCAGAAGATCAGCAGCTACTACGAGAACTTCTACACCCAGGACGAAAGAAACGCCCAGACCCTGGGCAATGTGAGTGCGGCGCTGCAAAGCGTGGGCCTTTCCACCCCCAAGACCCGCGAAGCCTTCCGCGCCCTGGTTGAGGCCCAGGATCTGAGCACCGAGTCTGGGCGCAAGGCCTACGCCACGCTCATGAACGTGGCCGAAGCCTTTGCCAGCATCACCCCGAGCGCCGAGGACCTGGCCAAGGCGGCCCAAGCCAAGGCCGATGCCGACAAAGCCCAGGCTGCAGCGGACAAAGCCAAGGCGGAGGCCGACGCCAAAGCCGAAGCGGAAACCAGAAAGAAAGCCCTCCAAGCCGCCACAGACGCCGCGTATTCCTCCCTGGAACGCGCCGTCGCCGCAGAAAGGAACCGCCTGCAGGCTGCCAAGCAAGTGGCACAGGAGTCGGTCAGCACCCTGGGCGCGCTGTTCGACACCCTGAAAGGCCACGTCACCGAGCTGTACAACGCCGTGGAGGCCACCCAGGCGCAAAGCGTCCGCGCGGGTCTGCAGTTCATCGACCAGGCGCTCGGGACGGCCCGCAGCACGGGCTATCTGCCCGACGCCACCAGCCTGAGCGACGCCATCACGGCCGCGCGGTCTGGCCTGGACTCCAGCCAGTTCGGCTCGGCATTCGAGCAGCAGCGGGCCCAGCTCACGCTGGCGGGCAAACTCGCCGAGCTCAAGGATCTCACGGGCACGCAAAAGACCCTGGCCGAGCAGCAGCTCGCCACGGCCGAGGACCAACTCGCCAGCCTGGACAAGATCCTGTCGAACGCCAAAGACCAGGTGGATGCCCTGCGCGGCATTGACACCAGCGTGCTCAGCGTGGGCCTGGCCCTGGAGAAGCTGGCCGGTGCTTTGCTCGGCGAACAGGATGGCAGCGCCTCGGCCACGAAGCCCGGGGTGCAGGTCACAAATCCTGGGGCGCAGTTCACGGTGGGCGGTGGGGGCTCCGGTAGCGGTGCAGGCGGTGCCTCCTCGGGCACTTCGTCCGGTGGCTCCACTGTCGGCGGCGGCGGTGGTGGAGCCACAACCCCCTCCACCAAGTACAGCCGTGAGGTGAACCTGGGCGCCGGGGCCTTCTCGGTGGGTGTCACCGACCCCGCGGAGATCTCGCGCCTGGACAGCCTCGCCACCCTCGCGCAGCAGTTCACCGGCACGGGCAATGTGAAGGGTCTGCTCGAGGCCACGCAGGCCAGCGGCGCCACCTTGAGCGACCTGGCCACCGTGGCGGGCTTCCGCTACGAAGACCTGCTCCGGGCCGCGGAATCGGTGGGTGTGCCGCGCTTTGCGGTGGGCACCAACTACGTGCCCCAAGACATGCTGGCCCTGATCCATGAGGGCGAGGCCATCGTGCCCAAAGCGTACAACCCCGCCGCGCACGCGCTACCTCAAACGAATGGCGCCACCGCCGAACTGCTCACCCGCTTGATCGCCGAGGTCCAAGCCCTGCGGGCCCAGACCGCCCAGCTCGAAGCCCAGGCTCGGCGCACCGCGGACGCCACCAACGGCAACCCCGAAGGCGGGGCCGTGCCCATGGCCCTGGTGGAGGACCACACCCAATGAAGGCGGTTCTGCAATGAATATCCTCGTCCCTCTGACCATCACCGAGGCCATGCTGGCCGACTGCAACATTGCCGAGCCTGCAGTCGGCGAAGTCGAATGGGTCTCAGGCGCCGCCTGCGCCCTGGGTGATCGCCGCATCCGCAAAGCCACGCACCGGGTTTACGAATGCGTTAAAGCGGTGCCTGCCGGCCGCACAGCGCTGCCCGAGGTCGATTCCGAGTACTGGCTCGATGCGGGCCCTACGGCTCGCTGGGCAGCGTTTGACACCGAAGTCAGCACCCAGGGCCGCATCGCATCACCCCTGACCTATGTGCTGCGCCCGGGCTTCTTCAATGCGATTGCCTGCTACGGCCTGGACGGCGCCACGCTGTCGGTCACCGTCAAAGACAAGCCGGCGGGCACCGTGGTCTTCAGCAAGACCCTCGTCCTGCAGGAAGACCCACTCGATTGGTACGACTGGGCCTTCGGTGCCATCAAGCCCCTCACGCGCTGCCTGATCCGTGACCTGGTGCCGTACCCCGATGCGGAGCTGACCCTCACCCTCACGGCGCCGGCCGGTGGCGTGGTGGGCGCGGGCATGGTGGTGCTGGGGGACCTGGTGCCCCTGGTCAATGCCGACACCTGGGGCGGCACTCAGCCAGGCGCCACGGCCGAGCCCGTGACGTACTCGTACATCAAGACCGACGACTACGGCGGCACCTCGATCAAACGCCGCCGCTCGGCCACCGACATGCGCTTCAAGCTGATCTTGCCGCGCGAGCAGGCCGACTACGTGCTCTCTGTGGTGCAAAGGGTGCTCGATGTGCCCGCGGCCTGGTTCGCGACGGACGCCGCCGGCTTCGTCGGCCTCAACGTCTTTGGTCTGGGCAGTGGCTCCATGAGCTACGACAACGCCCAGACCGCCACCTTCAGCGGCTATGTGAAAGGAATGGTCTGAATGCCATTGGTTAATCCCCCAACCCTTGATGACCTCCCGGCCACGCCGGATCGGGCCGATCGAACGAGCTTTGCGGTGCGCTGCACGACCCTCTTCGATCACCTCAAAAACACCAGCGTGGCCCAGTGGCGTGCGGCCCTGACCTGGATGAACGCTGCTGCCTCAGCCGCCGCCCAAAGCGTGCAGGATGCCGCCTCCCAGGCTTCTCTGTCAGGTCAGCGGGCCGATGCAGCCGCGGCCAGCGCCTCAGCGGCCGCCAACACCCTGGCCGCGGCCCAGGCCGCCCTGGGGGCGGTCAAGTGGGTGCCAGGCGCCTACGCCTCGGGCGCCTGCGCCTGGAGCCCCATCAATGGCCAGCTCTACCGCACCCGGGCCGCGATCGCCAACAGCACGGTCGACCCCATCAACGACCCCACGAATTGGTTCTCGCTGGGTCTGATGTCGTTGCCCATCCAGCAGGTGACCAATACGGGCGGCAGCTTCTATGGTGCGGCCAATGGTGGCCTGAACACGATCAACGAGATCACGCTGGCCGGGGCCTGCGCCAAGTACCTGCCCCAGAACCCGGCCAACGGCGATGTGTGCGTGGTCGTGGTGGCCAATGGCCGCGCGGACAACAGCCTGTTGGTGAACCCCAACAACCCGATCCCCCTGCAGGTTGGCACTGTCATGGTCACTGACTTCCTGGTGCTGGGCATTCCGCCTGGGGCCGTCACCTTCAAATTCTTCTCCAGCTCCAACGTGTGGAGGTATATGTAATGGCGTCTCTTCCTGATCTGCTCGGTGGCAGCACCAAGCAATACCGTTCCATCCTGGCCCTGCAGGTGACAAGCAGCCAAACCCTTGTGGCGCCTTGCGACGGCCTGGTCGACCTGTCCGTGATTGGCGGCGGTGGCTCGGGCGGGCTCTATGTTCAGACCGGCATGGCCCCCACGGCCGCGTTCGGGGGCGGTGCCGGTGGTTTTGCCCGGCGCCTCTCCAGAATCAAAAAGGGCGACGTCATCGTCGTGACCATCGGGGCGGGTGGGGCGTACGTGACCAACGCGAATGCAGCTGGGAACAGCGGTGGCGCCTCCTCCATCGTGATCGCGGCCCAGGCTGTGAACATGGTGGCCAACGGGGGCACGGGCGGGTACATCTACTCGGGCACTGGGGTCGCGCTCGCGGGCGCACCGGGCGGCTCGGCCACGGGCGGCCAGATCAACTCGGCGGGCGGGCGCGGCGGCGGCATCCTCAACACCAACTGGACCGGGCAACAGGTGGCCACGGGCGGCGGTGGGGTGAACCTGTTCGGTGGAGCGGACCAGACCGCCACGGCAGGCGGGGACATCGTGTTTGCCATCGCCACCGTGGCGTCCTGGGTGGCCAGCGGTGGGGGCGGGGTGTTCTCTGCCGGCCAGGCCATGAACAACGGCTCCCTGTCCCAAGGCGGCAATGGTGGCAGTGGCTTCACGCTGTACAGCAGCGCGACCCACCAGGCGGACCTCGTTGCGAATTGGGGGCTGGTGCCGCTGCCTGTCGGGGGCGGGGGCACTGGTGGGTACAGCAGCGGCGGATCGTATTCCGCGGGCAGTGCTGCGGGCGACGGTGGCGGTAGCGGTGGGGTCAATCTGCAGACAAACAGCACGCCAGGCGGGTTCTCGGTGGCGGCGGCTGGAGCCTTCGGTGGGGGCGGTGCGATCTCGGGGTCTCCTGGGGGCGGCAGCGTGGCGTATGCCAGCGGCGGCACCTGGGGCGGTGGTGGTGGTGGGCTGTCCAGTGGCCAGGGCCTGACGGCACCGAATTGCCGCAGCGGCGCTGGCGGTAGCGGCTTGGCGTTCCTTCGCTTCTTTGCGGATCTCACCCCCTGATCCCCCTGGACCTCATGACCCCTTGAAGGCACAACCATGCGACACCTCTACAACCTCCTGGGCGCCGACGGCGCCATCCTGAACACCGTGGTGGCCGACGATGCGTTTGTCACCGAACACCATGCGGGGCGCTTCGAGCTGCTCGGGCCCGCGCCCGACGACCCGGCGGTGGCTGTGCCCCGGCACGTCGCGGTGGGCAGCTTCTTTGACCGCTTCGGCCCCGCCAAATGGGCCATCCTGGCCGACCCGAGCCCTGCTGTTCAGGCCCTGGTCAAGGACTGCTCGGTGCGGGGCTTCATCGACCTGGACCGGGCTGATCTGCCCGCGGCCTTGGCCTTGCTGGTGCAGGCCGGCCACGCGGTCGACGCGGACCAGATCCTGGGCGCTCCGGTGCAAGCGGGAGAACGGCCATGAAGCAAAAGGCGTCTCAACGGGTGTACCTCCTGATGCTGCTGCCCGTGGTGGCCCTGGCGCCTCTGGCCGCCTTGGTGCGCTACCTCTGGGCCGTGGCCACGAACCCGGGCCGGGCCTGGGGCATTGCCCGGGCATTCGATCGGGTGTTCAACGTGGCGGCCAACGGCGACGAGCGCGAGACCGTGAGCAGCCGGGCGGCCCGGGCGCGGGACGAGGGCAGGGCCTGGGGTTGCGTGCTGTGCCGGCTGCTGGACCGGCTCGATGCCGGCCACTGTGACCAGGCCAAGGGGGTGTGATGCTGGACGAGCAAACCTTGCCCCTGGCGCCTGAAGCGGCGAACACGGACCCTCTGCAAGTCACCCCACCCACCGAAGCCCAGCGCCTGGCGGCCGTCGAGGCCGAGCTCCAAACCATCCGAGCTCGCCTGGCCACCGGTGACGAGACCATGGCGAGCCTGAGGGCCGACCTGGCCGAGAACACCAGCGCCACGATCCGCACCGAGTCCAACACGGCCGAGATCGTGGAGTTCTTCATGGCCATGAAGGGCGCCTTCAAGGTCCTGAACTGGATCGGTGCCCTGGCCAAGCCCATCACCGCGCTGGTGGCGCTCGCTGCCGTCACCTGGGGCGCCTTCCTGACCATCAAAACAGGGACCCCACCCAAATGAACGACCTTCTCAAGAAACGCCTGATCCAGGCCGCCAGCGGTGGCGCCATTGCTCTCGCTGGTGTGCTGGCCACCTGGTACGAGGGCCGGCGGCTCACGCCTTACCGTGACCCGGTGGGCATCCTGACGGTGTGCGAGGGCATCACCGGCAAGGACGTGGTGCCGGGCAAGACCTATACGCCAGCCGAGTGCGATGCCCTGCGCGACAAGCACCTGCGCATCGCAGATGCCGCCGTCTCGCGCCAGATCCGGGTGCCGCTCACGCCCTGGCAGCGGGCCGCTCTGATCGACTTCACCTACAACCTGGGCGAAGAGGCGCTCGCTGGGTCGACCCTGGCCAGGCTCTTCAATGCGGGGCAGGCCCAGGCCGGGTGCGAGCAGCTCTCGCGCTGGGTCAAGGCCCGGGTGCAGGGCGAGCTGGTGACCCTGCGCGGGCTGGTGGACCGGCGCGGGGCGGAGCTCGAGGTCTGCCTGGGCCAACTGCAGGAGGTGGCGAATGCCGGTGCTCGCTAGATTCAAAAGCGCCTCCCTTCAGGTCCTGGTGCTCGCGTTGGCCAGCACCGCGGCCGTTCAAACCTGGCGCCTTCATGGCGCCCAGCTCGAGGCGGCCGAAGCCAAGACCCAGCAAGCCAAGCAGCAGGCCGAGGGTGAACGCCTGGCTCGCGTGGCCTCAGAAACCAACCGTCAATTGGAGCGGCAATACCGTGATCAAGTCTCTGAAATCGAAACCCGGGCCCAGGCCGATCTGGCGCAGTCGCGTGTGGCTGTGGACCGTGCCCGTGATGCTGGCCAGCGGCTGCAGCGCGAACTTGCCAGTTACATCGAGCGTCAGCGTGCCAACGCCTCAGCGGCCACCATTGCCGGCCAGTGCCAGGCAGACACAGGCCCCGCCGTCGATCTGCTTGCCGAGTTGTTCAGACGCGCTGATGAAAGAGCGGGAGAGCTGGCGGCAATTGCTGATGAAGCCCGAGTGAAAGGGCGGGCCTGTGAGGCCGCCTATGACGCAGTGAATCAAGCCGGGGACCAGCCGGTGGAGGTGCACACCTCCCCCTGATCCCCAGAAAAAAGAACAGGGCGAACGGTTGGAGTGATTGGAGCCACCCCGACCGAACGCCGAACCCACAGATCGCGCCTGTGAGCCCAGCCCAAGTCCCTGCCCACCTGTACAGGCGGGGCGAGTGTAAACGAAGCTTTGGAGCCCACAATGGCAACCCCCATCATCCCCTGGCTCGGTGGCAAGCGCCGCCTGGCCGATATCCTGATCCCGCGCTTCCCAGCGCACACCTGTTACGTCGAGGTCTTCGCGGGCGGAGCCGCGCTGTACTTCTTGCGCCCACCGGCAGAAGTGGAGGTGATCAACGACGTCAATGGCGAACTGGTCAACCTGTACCGTGTGGTGAAGCACCACCTCGAGGAGTTCGTGCGCCAGTTCAAATGGGCACTCTCCAGCCGCGACATGTTCAAGTGGCTTCAGGACACCCCGCCTGAGACCATGACCGACCTGCAACGGGCGGCCCGGTTCTACTACCTGCAGCACCATGCCTTCGGAGGCAAGGTGCAAGGCCAGACCTGGGGCACGGCCACCACGGCCCCACCCTTGAATCTGCTGCGCATCGAAGAAAACCTGAGTGCGGCGCACCTGCGCTTGTCCAGCACCTACATCGAGCGCCTGGACTGGCAGCAGTGCATCAAGCGCTACGACCGGCCGCACACCTTGTTTTACATGGACCCGCCGTACTGGCAGACCGAGGGGTATGGGGTGCCGTTTGAGTGGGCTCAGTACGAGGCCATGGCCCAACTGATGCGCGAGATCAAGGGCAAGGCCATCTTGAGCATCAATGACCACCCGGACATCCGGCGCTGCTTTGAAGGGCTGCAGATGGAGGTGGTGCCGATTACCTACCAGGTGGGTGGTGGGGCCAAGGGGGTGGAGAGGAACGAGCTGATCATTTACAGCTGGGATCGGAAGGGGGAGCCGGTGGGGTTGTTTTAGGGGCGGAATGGAATCCGCCTCTTTTTGGGGTTCTGCTGAGTGACTGAACACGGCCCGGATCAGCGCTTACTGTTGTTCTACCCGGGGTCCGGTACAGGCTGAAGGGAATCAAGAGGTAGAAAACAGTGCCTGTCGCAGTTAGCACCGCAATCAATGGCGCCCGCTTGACTCTCGTGCGTTCATGGAATCAACTTTTTGAGGTTTCTGTCAGTGTGCGCGATTTCTTTGGAAAACGCCTCCGTCGAATTGGCCGCTAGCGATCGATAGATTCTTAGCGCCTCTTCAAAATGCTGGCGGGCCTCTGCGTTGCGGCGTTCGATGCTGTTGAGCACGCCCAGGTTGTAGAGCGTCATGGCGACATCCGACAGGTAGACTGCTGGGTTACTGCGGGCCAGTTCTCGGTACAGCTTGAGTGCCTCTTCGAACTGCTGGTGGGCCTCTGCGTTGCGGCGTTCGATGCTGTTGAGCGCGCCCAGGTTGTTGAACGTGAGGGCCACATACGGCAGGTACACCCCCGGGGTATTGCGGGCCAGTTCGCGGTACAGCTTGAGTGCCTCTTCGAAATGCTGGCGAGCCTCGGCGTTGCGATTTTGGTCGCTGCTGAAAATGCCCAGGTTGTTGAGCGTCGAGGCCAAATGCGGAAGGTGCACCGCCGGATCGGTGTGGGCCAGTTCGCGTTGCAGGGAGAGTGCCTCTTCAAACCGCTGGCGGGCCTCGGTGTGGCGGTTTTCGGCGCGGCTGAGAAGGCCCAGATTGTCGAGCGTTTTGGCCACCTCTGGCAGGTACTCCGAGGGGTTGGTGCGGGCCTGTTCGCGATGCAGCTTGAGCACCTCTTCGAATTGCTGGCGGGCCTCGGCGTGGCGGTTTTCGATGCCGTTGAGCACGCCCAAGTTGTGAGGTTGCCCCTGAAAATCGGAGTGCATAACCGGTCTTCAAGCGGCAGATTTTTGCTGCGCCGCCAACCAGCGTTTTTCGTACTGCATAGGGCTCATGTAGCCCAATGTCGAATGTAGTCGGGAATGGTTGTAGAACCCGATCCATTCCAAAATCACCTGCCTTGCTTGAGCTCTGGTCGCGAATTTTTGACCATGAACACACGCTGTTTTCAAATGTCCCCAAAGGCTCTCGGTAGGGGCGTTATCCCAGCAATTCCCCTTGCGACTCATTGAACTGACAATGCCCCGGCCCTTGAGTGTCCGTTGGAAATCATCGCTGCAATATTGACTGCCCCTATCGCTGTGAAAGATCAGGCCCCTGGCAGGTCGGCGACGCCAACAGGCCATCAGCAACGCATCCTTGACCAGGCTAGTTTGCATGTGCGTTTGCAGGCTCCAGCCCACCACCTGACGACTGTGCAGGTCCAGCACTGCTGCCAGGTACAGCCACCCCTCGTCCGTGGCGATATACGTGATGTCGCCGCTCCACAGTTGGTTGGGTGCTGGTGGAGTGAACTGTCGCTGGACCAAATCGGCTGCCACCGGCAAACGGTGTCTGCTATCGGTGGTGACCACGAATTTGCGCTTCGTCTTAGCTCGGATGCCGTGTTGTTGCATCAGCTTGCGTACCCGGTCTTTGCCGACTCGGATGCCCCTGACTGACAGCTCCTTGTGCATGCGTGGCCAGCCATATTCACCCTTGACCTCGGCATGGATGGCTCGCATATGGGCGAGCACAGCCTCGTCGCTGTGAAACCGCGTGGGCCCATCGTGGCCACTCTTGCCAGCCCGGTCCCAACTGAAATATCCACTGGGGCTGACTTGCAGGACCTCGCACATCAGCGTGATCGGCCAGCGTTGCCTCATCGATTGAATCCAGGCGTACTTTGCAGCACATCCTGTGCAAAGTACGCCGCCGCTTTTTTTGCAATATCTCGCTCCATCTTCAGGCGTGCAACTTCTGCCTTCAGTCGGGCAATCTCTGCCTGTTCAGGGCTCACCACTGCTGCGGGCTTGCCATCTGCCGATACCCCAAGCTGCCCCTTTGCGTCTGCCCGAACCCAGTTGGTCAAGCTAGCGCTGGGCATGCCCAAGGTCTTTGCCACCACGGAGGCTGGTCGTCCGGCCTTGACTTGCCTGACAGCTTCTTGCTTGAACTCCAAGGTGTACTTGGCTCTGCTCATCACTCCAGCGTTCATCTCTTCTGTCCTTTCCCGGCATTCTCCGGGCTGAGCTATGAACTCCGAAATTCGAGGGCAACCTCAT